CCCAGACACTCGACACGGTAGTGTCGATATGCCGTACGCTTCACTTACTAAACACATTGGTAGAAAGGAAGGTGGTCCTGTGAAAGAGTCCAAGTCGATGATGAGAAAAGAAGTCGGTTTTATGAAAAAAGCCGGTGCACCGAAGTCGATGATCAAACACGAAATCGCTGAGATGAAGGGTAAGAAGTACGCCCGGGGCGGCGGCATTGAGCTTCGGGGAAAAACTAAAGGTACGATGGTTAAAATGAATCGTGGTGGACGAGTAGACTAGATGCGATCTTCCCGGGGTATGGGGGCGATAGCCCCCTCTAAAATGCCAAAACCACGTCGGGTCGTCAAACGCGACGGCCCGCAACCGGTTACGGTCTTTAGAAAGGGGGGTAAGAGCCGCGTCAACGAGGCAGCTAACTACACTAAACCCGGAATGCGCAAGGCATTATTTGAGGGCATTAAATCTCGGGCGGTGCAGGGTACCAAGGCGGGTCAATGGTCGGCTCGTAAAGCGCAGTTGCTGGCAAAGCAATACAAGGCTAAGGGCGGCGGGTACCGAGGTTGAAAGCTCCTCAACAGAGCCTGAAGGCGTGGACAGCCCAGAAATGGCGCACAAAGTCCGGTAAGCCTTCCAGTAAAACCGGGGAGCGATATCTCCCGGAAGCTGCCATTAAGTCCCTCAGTTCTGCGGAGTACGCAGCAACCACCCGTGCTAAACGAGCAGGTAAGCAGGCAGGTAAGCAATTTGTCAAACAGCCGCAAGGCATCGCTAAAAAGACTGCGAGATTCCGGTAATGGTCGCGAAAACAACGGCAGCGGCAGATTTCAACCTCGACCTGAATTCCTTGGTCGAGGAAGCGTTTGAGCGTTGTGGTGCGGAGCTTCGTTCTGGCTACGACTTCCGTACGGCGCGTCGTTCTCTGAATCTATTAACCATCGAATGGGCGAACAGAGGGATCAATCTCTGGACGATTGAGCAAGGCTCTCAGGTGCTAACCTACAACGAGTCGACCTATGATATCCCGGTAGACACAATCGACTTGTTGGACCATGTCATTCGCACGGGTACGGGAACGAATCAGGTCGACATTAACATCTCCCGTATTTCGGTAAGTACCTACGCGACGATCCCCAACAAAAACGCCACTGGGCGTCCGATCCAAGTGTGGTTCCAGCGGGAGACGGGTGCGACGGATTCAACCAATACCGTGCAGTACCCCAAGATTCACGTTTGGCCGAAGCCCGATAATTCCCAGACCTACACATTCGTTTACTGGCGGTTGCGGCGGATATTGGATGCGGGCAATGGGGTTAACGGTCAAGATATTCCTTTCCGGTTTCTTCCCTGCATGGTGGCGGGTCTTGCGTATTACTTAAGCCAGAAGCTTCCTGGTGTGGATATAAACCGCCGTATGGAATTGAAGACCGACTACGAGCAGCAATTTGCTTTGGCGGCGGAGGAGGACCGTGAGAAAGCCCCTGTGCGATTTGTTCCTCGTCAGCAATTTATTGGTTTGTAGGCGGCGTAAATGCCGAATAGGTTTGCATCCGGTAAATTCGCAATCGCTGAATGCGACCGTTGCGGATTTCGCTATAAACTGACGCAGCTTAAAAATCTCGTCATCAAGACGAAGAATGTGAACATTATGGTCTGCCCAGCCTGTTGGGATCCAGACCAACCTCAATTACAGCTTGGTATGTACCCGGTGGATGACCCACAGGCGGTGCGTAATCCTCGTCCTGACACGAGCTATTACGAAGTGGGCAATGATGGCGCGGCAGGTAGCCGTGTGATACAGTGGGGGTGGAACCCTGTGGGCGGGGCTAGGGACGGGGGGCTTACTCCTGACGACCTACTCGCAATCGGCGTAATCGGAACTGTGACTGTAGTTGTACTTTAGGAGCTATACATGGACGCCAAAAAAGCAGTTAGGAAACACGAACAGAATATGCACCCGGGCAAGAAACCGACCTTCAAAAAAGGCGGCGTAACTTCGCTGGAAATGAAACAAGTAGGGCGTAATTTGGCTCGCGCCAAGAACCAAGGGAGCAAGTAATGAGCAAGATTAAGTCTGTCAAGGCTCCGTCGGTGGGGCTTGCCAAGAACCGCGAAACCATTAACCGCCTAAACATAGGTGCGGGGAACATCGCCAGCAAAGATTATCCTGGCCCAAAGACTACAGGTATTAAGATTAGGGGTACCGGTGCGGCAACCAAGGGGGTTACAGCGCGGGGTCCGATGGCTTGAGGTGAGGCATGAATTACTCACAGTTGGTTACTGCGATTGAGGACTATGTTGAGAGTACGGAAAGTACGTTCGTCTCCCAAATCCCTACGTTCGTACAGCTTGCGGAAGAGCGTGTCTACAATAGTGTTCAAATCCCGGCGATCCGCAAAAATCAAATCGGCAACCTTACTGCGACTAATAAGTATCTTAGTCTTCCTACGGATTGGCTGGCAACATTTTCGCTTGCAGTGGTCGACCCGGTAACTAATGCGCAGACGTTTTTGCTCGATAAAGATGTAAACTACATTCGTGAGGCTTACCCTGATCCTGATGACACCGGAGTGCCGCAGCATTATGCGCAGTTTGACTATAACACATTGATTCTAGGCCCAACTCCGGATCAGGGTTATGATGTCGAATTGCATTATTACTACTACCCTGCGTCTATTGTAACAGCGGGTACGTCATGGCTTGGGGATAACTTTGAAACCGTATTGCTCTACGGGGCTCTACGGGAAGCAGCACTTTTTCAGAAGCAAGAAGCGGATATCATTGCTAATTATGAAGCGAAATATCAAGAATCTCTTGCGTTGCTTAAGCAACTGGGTGATGGTAAGAATCGTCGTGATGCGTATCGTAGTGGGCAAGTTCGTATGCCGGTTACTTAGGAGGACGAATGTTTAGTGGGATGCCAACGATTGGGAGTGTAAATGTTGTAACGGTGGATAACCGGGGCTGGAATCCAGAAGAGCTTGCCGATCGTGCAGTAGATAAAATCATCGAAGTTGGGGATAGCAGCCACCCAATTATTGCGGAGCAAGCACGAGCGTTTCGCGAGCATATTCGGCATGTGTTGGTGCATTACCTCAAACAAGCTCAAACCTCTGAGCGAACTACAATTTGCGCAAAGTTGAGCGCACAAGGGCATGATGATTTGGCCCATATTATTAAGGAGTTATAAGAATGGCTATTACTCAAGCAATGTGCACGTCGTTTAAGGTTGATATCCTTAATGGGATTCACGCATTCGGTACGACAGTTGCGCGAGGCGGTACCACAGCGGATACGTTTAAGGTCGCGCTTTATACGTCTTCCGCAACGCTGGACGCAACTACTACCGCGTATTCGGCAACAAATGAGACATCCGGAACAGGATACACCGCAGGTGGGAATACGCTGACTGCTGTTGCTCCGACATCGTCTGGCACGACTGCGTTCACTGACTTTAATGATACTTCGTGGACTACTGCGACGATTACGGCGCGTGGGGCGTTGATTTATAACGATACTCAATCTGACAAAGCCGTCGCGGTTCTTGACTTTGGGTCAGACAAGTCATCGTCTAGTGGGACGTTTACGATCCAATTCCCCACTGCGGACGCATCTAATGCAATTATTCGTATCGCGTAGGATTTATTATGGCCGTATCACTCAAGCACAATTTTGTATCCGCTATTGCGGATGGGGGAGATACGAGCGTTGTTCGACCGTCGGATTGGAACGCCGAACATGATCTAACGATCGGTGCTGACAAATTGGTTGGTCGAACAACGGCGGGAACCGGGGCAGCGGAAGAGATTAGCGTGGGCTCCGGATTGTCGCTCTCTGCTGGTACGCTTGATGTCACTGTCCCGATAGAAGTAGTAGTGTCTCTCCCAGGTTCTCCTGATCCCAACACACTCTACGTTGTTACGGGCTAATAGCCATGAAAATCGACTTTGAATTCCAAACTCCCCACGGCAAATTTGCTGACGCTCTGCATCTTCCTGACGATCATGGATTGAGCGATGCCGAGATTCAAGCAATGAAGGAACAGCGTCGAGATAACTGGATTGCGGTTGTGACCGCGCCTCCTATTGAGCCAGACACCGTTGAGCTCGACGGTGTAACCTATGAGAAGGTCGAGATCGACGGCCAGACGGTTCTCAAGCCTGTAGGGGCGTAACATGGCTGACCGTTATTGGGTTGGTGGGTCGGGGTCTTGGAATAGCACCACGAAGTGGAGCACAACGTCAGGCGGTGCGTCTGGCGCGTCTGTTCCCACATCCTCTGACAACGCGATCTTCGACGCCAACTCAAGTGCAAGCCACTACACCGTCACGGTCACGGACAACGCCACCTGTGCTGACCTGACTTTTACGCCTGTCGCTGTGGATGGCGTCACGCAGTTTTCCGTAGGTTCGAACTTTGTCATTGCTGGCACGTTCTCGACAAGCGGCACTCAGGGCAATCGTCGTGCGTTGTTTCGTTCTTCAACCTACGGCCTAACCCGCGACATGCAGATCGCCACTATCGGCACTGTGACAGATGTGGACTTCCGAGATGTTCGTGTCACTGGGACTGGCGGGACGCTCACGGGCACTCGCATTGGCGACCATCGCGGCAATAGCGGCATTACGTTCTCGACGCCCAAGACGGTATATTGGGTAACTGCTGGGGGTGGCAACTGGTCTGCTGACAATTGGGCCACGTCATCTGGTGGCGCAGCATCGACAGATAACTTCCCGCTGGCTCAAGACACGGCTGTCATTGAAAACACGGGACTGAATACGTCTGCGACGGTGACGTTAGATGCCGCCATAGTTGATCTTTCTGGCATAGATATGTCTAGCAGAACAAATGCTATGACGATTTTAAACGCATCGGCCCCAAGAATTTATGGCGATTTAAAGGCGGGAAGCGGTGTAACATTTTCCTCATCAAATGCGCTTACTTTTTTTGGTCGTAATACGCAGACAATTACAAGTGCTGGCCGGACTATAGGCTGGGACATTTACGCGAACACTTTTGGCGGCACACTTGAACTTGCTGACGCGCTGAATATTGGCGCACGCACGCTTGGAGTTGACCACGGCACGTTTGACACCAAAGGCTACAACGTCACCGCTGGCGAACTGTCGTCCAGCAACAACAACGTCAGAACGATCAATCTGGGGTCGAGTACGGTTACGTTGAGTTCTGGAGGCGGTATAACTTTCACGACAACAAATAACCTTACTTTTAACGCTGGAACGTCCTCATTAATCCTAACAAACAGCTTTCCAGTTATTGGTGTCGGAACTAGCGCAACTTTTTACAATGTAACCGCAACAACAAGCACATCAACCACGGGTCTTTCAATAAAAGGGTCGAACACATTTAACAATTTAACCTGTACTGCACCGGCTTCTGCTGGGATTGTAAATCTAAAGTTAAATGGGGATCAAACCATCAATGGTACGCTTTCAGTTGCAGGCGCTTCTGCTGTTCGTCGTATTTTTATTCGGGCATCAGACTCTGCAAACAATCCAATTGTCGGCACAACTCGCACACTAACCGTCAACACCCTGTCCGCAGACGACTGCGATTTCCGCGACATCACGATTGCCGGTACTGCTGCCGGATCATCGCCTACCCGTGCTGGTGACTGCGGTGGCAACTCTGGCATCACGTTCCCTGCGCCCAAGACGGTGTATTGGAACCTTGCAGGGCCGCAGGCCTGGAGTGCTACTGCATGGGCAACGTCTTCTGGTGGAACGCCAGATATCAACAACTTCCCGTTGGCTCAGGACACCGCAGTGTTTGATAACACTGGAAGTGTGACGGGCACAATTACTTTTAATTCGTATTGGAACATCGGCACACTCGATATGTCGGCCCGCACGAGCGCCATGACGCTGAGTGGAAGCTCCACGCCAACGGTTTATGGAGATTGGGAATTTGGAACCGGTGTTACGTCAAGCAATACTGGCACGATTACATTCGCAGGTAGAAGCACTCCGACCATCACCAGCAACGGTGTGTTGTTTGGTTGTTCTGTCACCATCGACTGCGGCACAGGCACCGTGCAGCTTGCTGATGCGCTTGAGTTGAACTCTGCTCGCGGCCTGACGCTCACATCAGGCACCTTTGATGCTGTGACGTATAATGTGACGGCTGGTGCGTTTTCTACAAACCCGCCAGTATCAGGCACGTTAAAAATGGGGTCGGGAACTTGGACTCTAGCTGGAAATGGGATTGTTTTTTCTGTTTTGGGCAATCTTGCATTTTACAAAGGCACTGCTGACATCCTACTGTCCAGCACTTCAACAAGTGCCAGAACCTTTACTGGTAGCGGCCTTTCCTACAACAAACTCACCATCGGCGGTGCAACAGGCACATCGACGCTGGCGATCACGGGTAATAACAGCTTCACCGAACTCGCCAGCACCAAGACCGTCG